TCATCTCCGCCAACACCAACCACAAACGGATATATCTGATGCACTTCTTGTGCAATTAAACCAGAAGAAGAAATAAACGTATTTTCACCACGACGCATATCAAACGTGCAAGGGTTTAACGCCAAAACAGATTGCAAACCATTTTGCATTGGTTGAACATTGGTTTTTAACCTTGCATCAGAAGATGATGCGTATTGCATTGTTCCAGCAAGGTCATAAATACGGCCTGTTTCTACGTTGCTGTCAGTTACAAACTGAATGTATGCGCCCGCTGTGGTTGACTCATGTCGGAATACACCCGCATAAACTGATGTTGTAGCTGTGTTTGCCCAAAAACGAGCCGCTGGATTTGTGGCATCACCTTTGACGTATAGTCGTGTTGTTCCGAGTGTTAATGTTGTGTCTCCCACCAGCAAGTTACCGCTGGAGTCGATACGGGCGCGTTCTGTAGAGCCTGTTCTCATCAATAAAGCACTATTGGTTGTATCGTAGTTAATGGCAACTACCTCGCTTCCAGCACTATTTAAACCACGGAGAGCAGATATTTCACCGTTTGTTGTGGTCTTAAACGCAAACAAGTTCTCAGTTGACGCATTAACAGCCATTGATAGACGGGCAGAACCAATGCGTGAGGTGTCATTGATAATCAAATTACCGCTTGCATCAAGGGTCATTGCTTGGGTGAAGGTGATGGCGTTACCTGCTGTGCCAGATGCTGCGGTAAACCATTGATGTTGACCAGCAGATGTTTGTTCATATCTGCTTGCATAACTAGTTGTTTTGTAGCGATACGAAAAAGAACTATTAATAAAAGCGTTATTTGAAACAGCTACACCTGAAGAATCGTAATAAACAGAACCTGTTGTTCCAACATCAAGCACTTTATAAGCAGAAGCCCAAGCACTAGGCGTAACACCCAGCCCAAAGTTACCAGAGCTATCAAACCTTGCCACTTCCGCACCGCCTTCAGCAAAGGCAATGGTGTCAGCCGCAGGAAAGAAGATGCCTGTGTTTGCGTCCGTTCCCCTGATAGCAGGGGTTGCGGCAGAACCGTCAACATCCGACAAACCGTCTGTTCCACTTAAGATCAGTGACATGGTTATGCTCCAGCTTGTTGTGCTTGTGCTTGATAAGCCGCAATGACTTCAGCAGTCCAAGCCAAATTGCAATGAGCAACGACATTGGCAGGGATACCCGTGAGGTCTTGCCCCGGCGTGAGACTTGAGCGGTGGTAGGTCTTGCTCAGTTCGTTGCCATCTTCCATGATGCGGGTGGCTTCACGGTAGAGGATGATGCCGTTTTCAGTTACGGTGATTTGGTCAATGACGGTTGATTTGGTGAGTGACATGATTTTCCTTTTTGGTTAAGTGTCCGACTACATCAATCCAATGTAGTTAATTAACTTTGTTACGTTGTTGAGAACATACCACTAACTTGAAATCCCGTAGTATTTGTAAAATTTGTATCAGTAATTCCCGAGTAACTACTTGAGACAACTTGATAAATGTCTATAGTCGTGGAGCCAGTAGATGACCTTGGCATAATTTGCCCAGTTATTGATGCCATACTGGCAATAAATACTGATGCTGGTACATAAGCATCATTTCCTGTTGATGTAAATGGCAGTCCCGTAATTAACGCCTGCCCAGTTGATGAGCCTTTTGAGGTAAGTTCAATATGAATAAAATAAAATACTTTGTTACCTATTTTTGTGTACGTCCCAATTCTTCTTGTTGCAGAATAAGTTATTCCTGTTGAACCACCGCCAAATGTAAAAGAAGGAGTAAAAGTCCCCTCCTCATAATCATCTAGCGTGTTTGCGTCAGTTGATGCTGATTGAGTTGCGGGGAAGGTGATGCCAGCACCAGAGGTTGATGGTGTTGCGTTGCCAACGCCAATGGTGTTTATGACTTTAAGACCGCCAACGGCATTAATCTGCATAACTTCAGAATTTGAAATTGCAAACTGAATGGCTCCGCTAGATCGGTTGGCTTGAATCCAGTTGTAATACGCACCGTCCACATCAAAGCCAAAACGCACATTTCCAGAAGTTGTTGTAGACGCACGAACTTCCACATCAGCACCTGCGCTTGAGATGTTCAGTTTTGTAGCTGGCGAAGCCGTCCCAATCCCCACCCTTTGTGAAGCGTCTACAGTGACCGCCGTTGTCCCAGCAGTTTGGATGTTTAACACCCCGCTGGTGTCGGCAGTCGTTACTACCCCGGCGGTAGTGGATGCGTTGATTGATGAGGCCATTTATGCGCTCCAGGGTACGCCAGTGGCGGTTACAGGGTTCTTTTGCAATTCAATCTGAGCCAGCAGGGAGGCTTCCGTGGCATCCTTGTCCACAGACTCCCACACCCATGCCAGCACTGCGTCTTTCGTCAGAGAGGCATAGGGAATGTTTGCAGTGCCATCACTCCATGAACAAGTGCTGATGACAGACGCAGAGTAATCCCCATCTGTTGCATTGCACTGCCAATGTGCGGTAGTGACAAAACCATCAGAGGTTTGTCGGTCAAGTTGGTTAATATTCCAAGTAATCATGTTATTCCTTTTAGCAAGCCATCAAAACACAAGGCACACAGTAAGAACCGTCTGCGTATGTGCAAGTGACATGGGTTGATGTGACTTTGGCAACAGTCTTGGAGCGCACAATGTCATCGCCTTGTGGCTTGGCAGTGCCGTTACCAGCAGACATGAGCAAGTCACCACGGGCAACAGTTACGCCTTGTGCAATGCGGATAATCATGTCGCCTGTCATTGCCATGTTGATTTCGTCAACATTGTGGTCTTCATCGTGTGACCAGTTGACAAACACACCAGCGACATTTGCATCGCCTTCAACATCAGATACCTTAACCTTATTTAACTGCTCGTTGTCAACAGGATTGCCATCAGCGTCTGTATAAACATTCATTGCATCAAGATTGGACAGTACAGTGCCTTTAACCAGCGACTCATCTTTGGCTGTGGTGGTTTGTGCATACCGAGACAAGTGACCGCCGTTGTAGGACACTGTTGTTCCAGATACAGAAATGTTTCCTTCTTCTGTGGTATCTTGGAAAAACCTTTGTAATTTTCCATCTGTAGATAATCTATTTAAATCAAGAACCTCATTGCTTGTTACAGTAAATGATGCCGCTCCACCCGCACGAATTACTCCACCAACAACACTAAAGGTATCGACAGTCTTCCCCACCAGCAAGTTACCGCTTGCATCAAGGGTCATTGCTTGGGTGAAGGTGATGGCGTTACCTGCTGTTCCGGCCGGTGCGTTGTACCATTCAAAAGTGCCATTTCCCAGTCTATAAGTTACAGCAGTTTCACTGCTTCTTGCATATTTTGCGCCGTCATCATATACATTGCGGGACATTCGGAAATCTGTGTTACTAAAAACACTCAACCCATTCCCTGCTTTATTAATTTCAATTGAGGTATTTGCTGAATTCGTGCTGGGCGAAACACCCAAAGCAAAGTTTGACCCATTAAACACCAACGCACTGCCCGTAGTCAGCACCTTGGAACCATTCAAATAGGCAACGCCGTTGGCAGTTACAGAGGCTAAAGATGCCATCGTCCCCGATGCCGCTGGCAAGGTCACAGTCACAGTGCCAGCCACTGCTGGTGCGCTCAGAGTCACTGCCCCTGATGTATCGCCTGAAACAACAATTGAACTCATATTCTTTCCTTAAACAATTACCCAACGACTGCCTGAACTGACCGTTACCGCTTGTCCACTTGCCACAGCTACAGGCCCAGCAGACATAGCTGAATACCCCACCGCAATGGTGTAACTTGCAGATACCGTTTGGCTGTTCACCACAAGCCCATTCAATGCAACTGGGACTGAAGCCTGCAACTCGCCTGTGCTTGGTTTGTACAGCAGCTTGGCGTTGCCTGTGTACAAAGTGGAAGCGTTGCCAGTCGTGACGCTGGAGAATACCGGGTACAGGTTGCTTGCCGTGCTTGTGTCGTTAGAGATCACTGCCCCGCCCAAGAGCGTCCAGTTTGCGCCGTCATACCCCTCATACTGGGACAACGTGCTATTCCAACGAATCTTGCCCACCGCGCCTGTAGGTCGCTGGCCTGTCGTACCCGCCGAGATTTTTAACGCACCCGTGGAGTTGAACGATGAGTCGCCCGAAGCGGCCAGGATATTTACGTCAACCGTAGTACCCGCAGAGTCTATGTACACCGCCCGTTCGGCAGGCTGTGTGACAAACACATCTTTTGATCCCGCAGCAAAATTTACCAACGCATTTGAGTTGCTGGAATTTAAGACAGTTGTACGAGAGAGTAGGTTACCCGCTGTGGTGTACGTGCCAATCCCCACCTCATACTCACCTGTGACTACGTTGGCAATGGTGTAGTAAGTGCTGTTACTGTTGCCAATACCAGCAAGAAAAGTCTGAAAGCCCGTGTACGCGCCACCTAGCGTTACAGAGCCAGTGCCTGTAGTGGTGGTAGTTTCACGGACTCGATCCGCGAGGACGAGTGCCATAGATCATGCTCCTGTCAGTTGAGACTCTTCAAACCAGCGTTGTTGAGTATCTCCGTCCGCATCCGTCCATTCGATCAGATACGACACCACACCCTCTTCGCTCATACGCAGAGCAAGCACCGGGCCTTGGGGAATGACTGCGACAGCCTTAACAACGTCGCCTTTTTTAAAAGTTGTTGCCATGATTAACCTGCCAAGCTCAGAGTGTAGGTAACAGAGAGGGTATCGCCCGACACAACAGAACGATCTCCAGGGGCACTGAAATCTGCGGCTGAGTACAACGTACCAGTTGTGCCGCTTTTGGTGTTGTTGCTGGTCAAGAACGCACCGCCAACAGTCGTCGTGCCGTTGATGCTGAACGATGCGGGTGAAGCTGAGTTGGTAGCCACTGAGGGGTTGGCAGTCGTGGGGGTTCCAAACGTGCAGGCAGGCCGTGTGGCTTGGCTGTATGCGGTCACCTCAGTCCAACCAGCATGGGAAGACATGGTGTCCCCAGCCGCAGGGGTGTTTGATGCACCTGCGCCATAAAGGCCGATGTACCAAGCTGCCGTGTAGGCGCTTCCCGTGAAGTACTTGGCGTTCATATCCTGCAAGCCTTCATTGACCACCAGATTGGGAGCTTCGTCTTCCCACTTCAGGTTGCCGTCTTTGTCGTGGCACTGGATTTTGTACACGCCTTTGGCGCTTGCGCTTTCCGCAGTGGAGCCACCAGCAGTCAAGCTGCTTGCAGCGGTGTCTTGGGACTTAACTTTTTCGTTGAACATGGTCGCTCCTTAAACAAGTCGAATGAGTGCCGATGAGCTTGTGTTTGCAGGCATCGTCACGGGGAAAGTGTTGGTTGATGTTTTGTTGCTGCCAAAGTCCAAAACGCACACAGCGCCATTGGCCCCAGGGGTGTAGATCAAAGCTCCCCTGGCAGTGATTGCCCCCGTCCAAGACGGGGAGGAGAAGTTGATGAACACAATGCTGCCAGAAGACGCCAGTTCCGTGCCAATGGTCGCAGTAATGATTTGACCGCCAGCGACGTAGTTGCCCCCAGACGCCTCATCAGCCGCAGTGTACGCCGTGGTGTTCTGGTCAAGTGTGGCCGCGTTGGTGTACAGCGCCAAGTAAAACGTGTCTGACGCAAAATTGATCGTGCCGTTTGCCAGCCCGGAGCGAAGGGTGTTGCAACTGTAGTTGCCCGTGAATGCCATTAACGCACTCCGTTATTTTGCGGCAACGGCGCTTGCCGATACTGCCCGCTGCGGTATGCGTCGCTGCGCTCCAGGCCATCACCCAGACGCTGGGCCAATGCAAGCGCTTCTTTGTACTTGGTCTCGTACATGGTGATGATGTCCACTTCACCCTTCATGAAGATGTACGCTTCCACCAAAGACCCGTACAGCAGTACGGTGTCAAAGTTGTCGCCCAGCCAAGTGCGGCCATCAGCGGCAACAGTGATTGAGTCTGGATAGAAGAAGTAGTGCAGCTCTACGTTGTAGGCGGCATCAGGGGTTGGGCCAAGAATGAACGACAGTTCGTCGCTGTTACTGTATGACGGGCCAAACAGTGCGTAGTACTTCGGGATGGCTGTGTCCGTTGGTTGTGGGTACGCTTGGCGGATGAAGTTCACATCCTTGTTCAACAGGTACTCGTATGAGCCGTCTGCCGCAATCACCGCCATTGAATACGTTGCCAAGAAGTCGGATGGGCAAGCCAAGTACTTATTGCTTGTGGTTGTGAACCCGGTTACGTTCTTGCGCAACGAGGGGAACTGAACCGAGTTGTATATACGCTGTTCAGCCTGCGTGATGAAAGTATTGATCTGTGTCTGAGCAGACACAGTACTCCCGCTCGCAAGGTATACATCGGGAAACTGATTCTCGGTGTACGACTGAATTGTGTTGTACAACTCGGTATAGTTCATGCCATCGGGCCTCTGGCCATCTTGCCTTTGGTCTGCGCTTTACCGCCACGCACCACAATACCCGAGGTCTTCATGGGTGGGTAGTCTTGACTGCGTGTGTTGGCCACAGCCACGTTTGCTTTGCGCATCGTCTCTTTGGCTGGCTCTTCGCCAACGATCACGTTGGCCACTTTGGTTGCTTGTTTGTAGGTCGCCATATCAGCCCCCACGACCAGGGCTACGCTGGTTCATAATTTTGGCCATGTTGCGCCCGTACTTCAGCATGTCGCCGTTGGTCTTGCCGCCAGCTTTAAGCTTGGTCATGGGCTTGCCCGGGTGCATTTTTTTCTCATGCTTATGCACCGCGCCTGCGACCATTTTCTTGTCTTGTGCCAAGTCTTTCTTGTCCATCTTCGACTCCTTATGTCGTTGCTACCGTAACTGTACCCAATTGCACGCCCAAAACCAAGTTATTTGGTGTCAAAGCGGCATCAAAAAATTCTGAACCCCCCACAGGTGTCCAGCCCCACTGAAAAATCCTGCTGCCCCCGCTGAGAATCCCCTGCGCATCCGCCGCCGAACTGTTGGTCAACGCGATCTGCAAGCCTGTTCGACCGGACACTTTGTAGCTGATGTCGGGCCTGGGGTCTCGTATCCCTTGCGGGTCATCCACCGGGTACATACCCAGTTGCAACTGCGGCTGATCCGGGTCCCAACACTGGGGGCAAACCTTAAGATCATATACCTTGGTCTTGACAACTTCTTTGCGCAGCGCGGTCAATTTGAAGCGGAACCCGCAACGGTCACACTCCGCAATTGAGTTCTTGCCAGACGCAAACCTGTTACCCATTACGTACCCCCAATGAACATCTGCCTGGGCACAAGCCGCAGGGACGCACGTTCTTGGTCTTCATCCGCAGCCGACATCCAGGCTTCGTCATACTGTTGTTTGAGCACCCCCAGACGGTCTATGCCGCCAGGGATTTTGAGCGCAATGTAGTACGACAAGCCAGCCACCATGCAGGGATAAAAGCGGAACGGCACATCCATGACGTTCACGCCACCGCCAGCATCTTGCACCCGGCGCATGCGCCAGTAGACAAACTGGTAGGTCTGGGAGCCATCAGGTGTGGGCCACACAGTGACACGGGGGGTGTTGTTGATGCGGATGGGGTTGCCCGCCGTAGGTGTCTGTTGGGTCGTGCCGTTTTGTGCACGAAACACGTTACTCAGGGTATTCCCTGATATATAGTTGTAAAACACCGTCTCTGTGCCGCCTGTAGCCACGATGTCCACGTACCCAATGGCCGGGAGCCCGACAACTGAGTTCAACGTAATTGTTGCGGCAGTCAAGTCTTGGGACACAAACGTCGAAGCGGTGGTGGCCACCTGCCCGTCCAGGCGCTGATACCAGACCTGAATGGGACGGGCTTGGTTGAGCTTGTTGGGGATGGTTGCGTAGGTGGACACGCTGATGCGCGTGATGGTCAAGTCCGCTTGATTGGACAGGATGTTGGCGTTGGTGCGG